AGGATTAGAAAGCGACCCTCAAGATGTAACATTTTTATTACAAAAAATATTAGATGAAAGGAAATTAACTCAAAAAGTACCGACCAGCAAGAGTGTAAGAGCACCTAAGAAAAGAGGTGGTAAAGTTGTAAACTCTTTAAGGAGCAAGTTAAATAATGTATAAATATTTTAGCATGGATGAGCTTAAATGTCAACACTGTGGTGAGCAAGGTATGGATGAAGAGTTTATGACCAAGGTAGAAGCCTTACGACATGAACTAAAGTTTCCTTTTACTGTTACATCTGCTTACCGTTGCAAAGACCACATCATAGAGCGCAAGAAAAAAACACCCGGAGCACACGCCTCTGGACACGCCATAGACATTGCTGTTACTGGCAACCAAGCTCACAGGCTTTTAGAAGCTGCACTAAGCATGGGCATGACAGGTATAGGTGTTAATCAGAAAGGGGCTAACAGATTTATCCACCTTGATGACCTTGAGTGGGCTGAGAACCGCCCTAGACCTTGGGTATGGAGTTACTAGATGGCTGTCTTGAACGCTCTCATAGGGCCTGTCACAGGTCTTCTAGACAAGTTCATAGAGGACAAAGACCAGAAGAATGCTTTGGCGCATGAAATTGCAACAATGTCGCAGAAATACGCGCAAGAAATTGCTCAGGGTCAGATGGCTATCAATGAGGTCGAGGCGGCTCACAAGTCGCTGTTCGTGTCAGGCTGGCGACCGTTCATTGGCTGGACATGTGGCTTGGGAATGTTTGGTAACTTTATTACCATTCCGTTTAGTAACTTTGTTTTGGCTCTACTTGAGTTAGACATAGTTATACCTCTAGTTCCTTTGGAGACTATGATGCCTGTGTTAATGGGTATGCTTGGGCTAGGTGCAATGAGAACCTTTGAAAAAACAAGAAAATAAGTTACTTAAATGCGTTGGTTATTACTTATACTTATGTTGCCTTTGCTATCCTTTGCAGCCGACGAGGCTATCATGGGAGACACAACTGATAGCACAAATAATCAAGAAGGCAGTTTAAATACTAATACAGTAGGAAGCGTTGTTAGCAGTAACAATCAATCAGAAGATAAGTCTGTTAGCAACACGTACAACGGAGCAGGAAGCTCCTCAGATATGCCTGTAGGCTCTGCAATAGCACCTACATACATGTCTAATGGTATAGAAACCTGCTTGCAAGGACAAGGTTCTAGTCTTCAAACAGGTATTGTAGGCATTACAAGAGGTAATTACAAAGCTGATGAGGACTGTAACAGGCGTAGAGACTCTAAAGTTTTAAGTGATTTAGGTATGAAGGTCGCGGCTATTGCTAGAATGTGTGAAGACGTACATGTATGGCGCAGTATGTTTGTTTCTGGAACGCCTTGCCCTATTCTTTCTGGTAGTAAACTTGTAGTAGGTAAGAGAGCTTTCTTGCTTATGAAGCGTGAGCCAGAATTATATATACCAGACTACGGAAAAATTAAAATGCGGGTACATGCTACTTATAGTAGTAAGCCTTCTTACCCTACATACACAGAAAACCAGAAATGGTATAACCAGATATTAAAAATAGGAGAAACTATTAATGATGAAGAGAGCACTGATGACGTTATCTCTATATCTGTTAAGTTCCGCAGCTCACTCCAATGAGTTAGATCAGTTAATTAATGCAAGCTCTGCAATAGTTAGTCAAATTGATAAAGGTATTAAGATGGCAGGTGCTGGTTATGGCTATGCTAATCAAGGAGGTGCTTTATCTAATGGTCAACTAGCAGGTACTGCCCATATAAGTACAGAACAATTAAACGCATACAATTCTGCATTATCTAATATGTCAGGCTATGAAGCATACGGAAGCGTACAGGCTCTGTTAGAAACGCAAGCCGCTACAGAACTACAGCTAATGGATAGTGCTATAGAAACTTTTACAGAAGTTGTCGTAGACATGATTGCTGTTGTAGAGGTAGCAGAGATAGCAGCAGAAGCAGAAACACCAGAAGATAAGGCAGAGGTACAAACCTATGTTTCTGAAAATGAAGCAGCTTTAGTTATTACTCAAGCAGAAGTAGAAACATATAATCAATCTTTAGATGATATTGAAGCGCATGGTAACAAGGCCAGTGCTTATTTAGGGGTAGCTGCTAACACAGAAGCAGTAGCTTTTTTACAAGAAGGTGCAGAAGAAAATAATAGCAATGCTGACTTTGCTACTTTAAGTTATGATTCAAATCAACAATGGGTTGCTATAAACTACCAAGGTACTGCTAACTCAAATTCAGTGTTTGTTAACGGACAAGACGCTTTTAATATGAACTTTTATCTTACTGAAACAGAAATACTAGCAGCAGGAGCAGAAAGCGAACTGTATTTAACAGGCCCTACAGCTTTAGGCTATCGTTGCTTTATGTACAATGAGGATTGTGATCCATGAGCCTAGCTGAAACAGAACTAACTATTGGTGGTACGTCTTTTAAAGGCGTGTACATCGCTATATTACTTAGCCTAGCTACAACACTAGGAGGCGGTGTATGGACTGCCAGCAGCTTGTACAGTCGTCTAGAGGCGGTAGAAGCCTTGCAGATACCAGAGCTTGCGCCATTAGAAGAGCAGCTTTTAAAAGTAAGGCAAGACTTAAAAACTAAAATTGAACTGATTGAGCAAGAGTTAACGGCTAATGATGTTAGTCAGCTTCAAGGAAAACTAGCTACACTTGGTGTTAACCTAGAAACTATTGCAACGCAACAATCCAAGCTACTTACAATTAACGACAAGGTAGTAGAGCTTGAAAAAGAAGTAGAGTCTATGCGAGTCACTGTAACACAGGCTGAGTTAATAACAAAAGATTTACAAGACGTAGATTCTAAAATTAAAAAAATTGATACAGAAATAGAAGACCTTTGGTCAGGTATGGACTATCTTTCTAATCCTTTAAACTAAACGGAGTTTGCAATGTCAACAGTTAATAAAGCAGGTAACTATACTAAGCCTACCATGCGTAAGAATCTTTTTAATAAAATTAAAGATGGGACTAAGGGCGGCAAAGCCGGTCAGTGGTCAGCACGTAAGGCTCAGATGTTAGCTAAAGAATATAAAGCTAAAGGTGGAGGGTATAAGTAATGGCTATTAGAAAACCACAGAAGTCTTTAAAAGCTTGGACAAAGCAGGACTGGGGTACAAAGTCTGGTAAAAAGTCTAGCGAGACGGGTGAAAGGTATCTGCCTAAAAAGGCTAGGAAGTCTCTAAGCTCTGCTGAGTATGCTCAGACAAGCGCAAAGAAGCGTAAGGATACTAAGGCAGGTAAGCAGCACAGCGCACAGCCTAGGAAGATTGCAAAGAAAACTAAAAAATATAGAAAGGTATGATGCGCTTTATTGCAATAACACTACTATTATTTATACTGTCTTGGATGACTAAGAAAGAAGAGGAGATTCTAAATGGCAAAAGGTAAAGATCCTAGACTAGAACGCGCAGGAGTTAGTGGTTTTAATAAGCCTAAAAGAACTCCTAAGCATCCTAAAAAATCTCATGTTGTTGTAGCTAAAGAAGGCGACAAAATAAAAACAATTCGTTTTGGTGAGCAGGGAGCCAGCACAGCCGGTAAACCTAAAGCAGGTGAATCTGATCGTATGAAAGCAAAACGTAAATCATTCAAAGCTAGGCACAGTAAAAACATAGCTAAGGGAAAAATGTCTGCGGCTTACTGGGCTAATAAAGAAAAATGGTAAAAATATATAAAGTTACGTGGTTTGATGCAGCAGGCGGTGGCAACATAGGCTGGAGAGCTTTGGAGGATTTAGTAAAAACTAAACCTGCTCGCGTTGTTTCCTGTGGTATCAAGCTGCATGAAGATGACATATCTTTAATTATCTGTCCTCATTTTATCTTAGATGAGAGCGGTCAAGTAGAGCAAGGAGATGCTGAGATTGTTATACCTAAGCAGTGGCTCCTAGACTGTCAACTTCTTACCAGTTATAGTTAATTATCTAACCACCTTTACATCTAGGCGTTCTGCCTGTACTGCTTTCTGAGAAACCTCTAACACAAAGGATGAGTGCTGATGTAGAAGGGTTGTAATTACTTCAATGTTTTCTTCGGCCAGTTCAACGCTGGCTAAGGCTGCAATAATTTCTGAGTTTATTCGCAAGGTCATTCCCAACCTTGTTTCTGGTGTAAAAAATAATTCTTCCATGTTATAGCGCCTGTAATTGTTTTTCTAAATGCTCATGTAAAGGATCTAACTTAACGTGTGCCTCTCTTAATATATTACGAATATAACTTTGAGTATATATATCCGAAAATACGTTTGTAATTTCAGAGTCGGGAAAAAAACTAAGCTCTGTACTTAGCCTTCCCCGCTCATCAATTATAACCTTGAAGGAAATTAAGTTACCTTCCTTCATATCTCACATACTCCTGCAACACAAGCAAGTGTCTGAGTGCCTTCAGTGTTGTCATCTGCTTCTTCAATGTCCCACTCCATGTCTTTGGGCATTTCTTTTAAAAGCTTTTGATATGTATCCTTATCTATCTTCTGGTACGGAGCTTGTTTATATACGTGCTCTGCTTCAGGAAGAAAGCTAATGCCGCTGACGCTATCAAAGTTTTCCCAGATCCACTGACACACAGAGTAGAAGTTATCGTCGTTATAGTAACAAGTCATAGAAGGTTTATGCTCGCACCAATAATCTTGGTAAGTCTTCCAGAGCCTAAGCTGCTCCATAGCTCCCATGCTTTCTACTGTTATCGCTTTGTTAGGGGCCTTCTGAGGAAAGCTGAATACCCAGTTAGAGTTATTCATTACATCTTCTTCGTGAGGAAAACCCTTGTCAATCATTGCTGTAGCCAGAGGATCTTTCTTATCAGCTCGTACAGTCCTAATGTAGTAATCACTAAACCTTGGATGAATACCGCTGGCGCTGTCAGTCAACTGAGATACAGTCCCTGAAGGCTTAACACAAGTAATAGCAACTGATGGATTAACTCCTAGCTTATTTGCCCAATCCTTGTTGGTAAGTATTGCAACGTCTCTAAGAGTTTCTAAGAGCCGCCCTAAAGCCTGTTCTCCTGTTGACCCATTAGTTAGCTTGCAGTCCATGATGCCTGTCATAGACACCCCCAAAAGAGCTTCTTCCTCTGTGTTCTTCTTCCAGATGTTACGTAGGTAACGGAAGTCAGTCATGGTGGATTGAAGAGTTCCTAAGATTGTAGCAACCCGCACCTTCTCTACAAGGGTATCTTCTGTATCATCTGCTCTAACAATAACTTCTGATAGATTACAGAACTGATAAGGGCGTAGGATAATCTCAGAGCATGGGTTAGTACCAAACTTATATGTAGCGTCACGCCTTTCGTTACGAGCTGCTACTTTCTGAGCTGCAACACGACTAAAGATCCCACGCTCCCCAGACTTAGAGTCATACAGACGTTTCATCTCGGATGAGTAAGTGTCAAAGTCAGGCTTCTCAGAGTACACAGCACTGTTGTTAGCCAATGCACGTTGACCGTTACCCAAGTACCACTCACCGTTCTTAGCGTTAGCCATGCGGTTATCAGTTACGTTACTCAGTGAAATCAGAGCAGAGCGTCTTACGCCACCTACAACAACGATGTCAGCAATCTTACACACTAAGTCATGACACTCTAGTGACGTTAGCTTGCGACCTGTAGCAACTTTAAACAGATCAACAGTAAAATTAAACAAGTCAGCCAAAGGCTGTGGGCCGCTGGCTCTGCCGCCAAAGGTCTTCAGTCTAGCTCCAGCAGGACGTACCCTAGTCAAGTCACACTTAGGAATCTTACCGGCGTACAAGAGGCTGATAAGCTCTCTGAAGGCACTTGCCCAGCCTACCTTGCTGTCAGAAACCACAACCGTGGAGTCAGTCTCATGGAAGCTGTCGGCTACTTCTGGTAATTTGTTTACGTAATCTCGCTCAACACTAAATCCTACTCCTGTACCACACAACAAGATATACATAAGCTCGTCAAAAGAGCGAGGGCTGTCGATAGGAAGATAAGAGCAGTTAAAGCCTGCAACATTGTCACGGTGTAAGGCTGGCCCTGCTGTCATCATACAGCGCATAGAGGGCATTACTTCTTGATCAGCGATAGCATTGAAAAGCTCTTCGGCTTCTGAAGCACCTAGTTGATTACGCTCTACAAAGAAAGAAAGATAACGGTTGACTGTCTCAGCCCACGTTTCTCTGCGTCCTTCCTCATCTAAGTAACGTGCGTATCTACTCTTGTGTATGTATTGTTGATATTGATCCATTTCTTTTTTCAAACTCCTCTTTTAAAAACGTGTTATATAGCTTTGTATATTCTAGGTATCTCATTTGCTTGGTGTCTGACTTATGTTCATCACAGTATTCAGCGTACATCATACCACTAAAAATTTCAAACTCTTTCTTTTGCATCTTGTATATCCTCTTTAGCTTCTTGCTGATTAAGCTCGTCAGTTCTTAAACTTTTAAAGTTTTTCTGAGACTTTGTAGCCTTGCCCTTGTATTTTTTATTATACCTGTCACGGCGTTCAGATTTTCTGTCTAGGTAATTTTTATCCATCACTCCCTAAAACCTCTAGCAATTTATTTTCGTACCAGTCTGCTTTTTTTAAATCTTCTATTCCGTTTTTGTACGGAAATCTCCAGCGGTACTTCAGACTGTTCCCGCGTAAGTAGCCTATAAATTCTTCTTTTGTCAGCATTGCTTGAATTCCGTCTATACATTCTATACCACCCTTATTGTAATGAGCAGGGTTGTTAACTAAATCTTCTCTTTTTTCTTGTTGCAGCCACCTAGTATTGTTCCACTCTTCTGGCTTGGCATCATCTACACTTATTTTTTTCTTAGTGCTTTGTTTCATTCCAACTCCTCCGGGTAGTCTGGGTTTTCAGTTATGACACAAGAGCTGTCAATCCATTTTTTAGGGATGCTATAGACACTGTACCATCTAAATCCATTGGCTTCTGCCCACTCTGCATGAGATCTTTTAGTGCCATCCTTTCTTCTCTTAGCTTGCGGCATAGGTGCTGAAGGATCTGCAAATAAAAAGACCAGCTCTATATTCTTAGGCAGGGCCTTCTTAACCCATACATATTTGTTGTGCTCTGCATGATCCCAGAAACGACCCTTAGCTTCTAAGAAGATTGTATTCTTACCAATCTTTTTTATGAAGTCAGGGTGATAGGTATGCTTAATAATGTAGTCAACTGTATCAGAGTGTATGTCCCATTCTTTTAAGATACCAGTATGTAGTTCGTACTCCCAGTTAGAGTCATATCCTTTAATGACACCTTTCTCGGCAGGTCTAACAACTCTACGCTTACGTGCTCCTGATTTTATTTTCCCGACCACTCTATATCCTTTAGGGTTATGGATGAAACATCGTAGCCCTTGTTCATTAATTTTTTAATATTCTTTTTAGCCCAGCGTACTGTATAAAAAGAAACCCACTTTGATTTTTTAGCAATAAAATATTTATCTTCTGGTAGAAAATTACTGAAGTTTTCAGCAGTAATCTTGTGTGCATCTTCTTCAGGTACAACACTGATAAGCCAGTCTATAATAATTTCTTTTGCTTTTACATTAGCTTTCTTTGATTGTTTACCATTCATGTATTTCATCTACCTTTGGTTGCGCTCGTACCTTAGTAAAGTATACAAGACCTTTAGCATACCTAAAAGCCCTCAATCCTTTACCGTTATTAGAATCTTTATGGCATTCTTTTTTATGAGGACAGTAAGCACAGTTCTTAGCTATTCTCATATTGCCTGACTTACCTTCAGCCACTGGTGGGTAACAAAGTTCAGGGGGTTTGCTCAAGTCTAATTTGTGCTTAAGATCTTTGATGTGTTGTGACATATTTGGTTTGTCTAAATCTTCAGGTTCATGAAAACAAAGCTCACCTGTTTCTTTATTGATAACTAAAAAACCAGAGTTAGCAGTGCCTTCTGCCTCTTCATAAGCAGCCAATTGAGCTATGTAACCAAAAGGATCATCTTCTCTAAGGATACCCTGCCTAAACTTACTAAAAGAAAAGCCAGAGGCAGATTTAATATCCACCACTTTACCATCAATTTTACAATCCATGTGGCCCTTGATGCCCTCAATGTCTACTTCTTTTTGTTCATCAGAAACTTTGTGTCCCGACATGCGGACTAACAAAAGTAATACTTCTTCTAGTAGATGGCCGTACAAAAACTTAATAAACAAAGAAGGTTCAAGTCTTTTGGCTGTTAGTTGATTTTTTTTATCAAACCACAACTGCCTAGAAGGTTTACCAATGTTAGACATTCTAAGATAAAAACCTTCCTTTCTTTTCTGGGGCTGCGCCCAAGACTTAATGGCTGCTTTAATATCCTCACCAAACTTATCTATAATTTCATCAGATAAATCTAAAGGACCGTCATTAAGACCATCTAGTTTTGTATAAATATCTTCTACTATATTCATTTCCTGTGCCTTACAAATCTACATTTGCG